CAAGTCCCACTATCCGCCGCTGTCGGCCTTCTGTGGCAATACCGTGACCAGCGCGGCCGCCTCCATGGCCATGGTCTATCTGGCGGGCGGCAGCTTCGAGCAATCCTGCTTCGCCATCCAGAACGTGCTGAGCGACAGTGCCGGTATGGTATGTGACGGGGCGAAAGCCTCCTGCGCCATGAAGGTGAGCACCTCCTCCGGCGCGGCGGTGCGCGGCTTCCTGATGGCACTCAACAGCCACTCGGTATCGGGACAGGGGATTGTCGCCGGTGATGTGGATCAGACCATCCGTAACGTCGGTCAGATGGTGAAGGAAGGAATGTCTGCCACTGACAGTACCATCATTGATATCATGTCTGCCTGATGTCCCTGTCGGCTGCTGTCTGGCCTTTATCATCCGCCAGCAGCAGCCCTTGTAATAAGGTCCCATTGTGAAGCTGCAAGAGTTGAGTCCGAGTGATCTTGAGATCCTCAAATCGATGGAGAACATAGTGGACGGCATCGCCGCCATGTATGGTCAGCACACCGAAGTTCTGCTTCACAGTCTGGATGTGGGCAACCCCTCGATCATCAAGATTGCCAACGGCCATATCACAGGTCGCAGTGTCGGTGCCCCCATCACCAATCTGGCGATGATGAAGCTCAAGAGCGGGCAGGATATCTCCAGCCCCTACATGACCAAGTGCGCCACCGGCAAGACCCTGCGCTCCATCACCACGGTTATTCGTAACGGTGAGCAGAGGGCCATCGGTTTGCTCTGCATCAACAGCGACATGGATGCCCCGCTGCAATCCGTGCTGCGCACCATGATGCCGGAGTGCATGCATCCCCACGAGAGCCATGCCACCCCGGAGGTGTTCGCCCGTAACATCGACGAAGCGCTCAACAGCACCATCGACACCGTCAGTGCTGAGGTGCGCGGCAACGAGGCGGTGCCACCCTCCCAGAAGACCCGGGTCATCGTCAACCAGCTGCACGACATGGGGATCTTCGAACTGAAAGACAGCGCCCAGATCGCCGCGCGCCAGCTCGGGATCTCGGTCCACTCTATCTACCGCTATCTGCGGGAGATCAAGAAGGGCTGAGCCGGTTTAATCTGGCCTAATTGGCAGCAAACGGGTCAGCCTTGACCCGTTTTTTACGCCCGCTTCAGCCTCTCTGTTTGGGCCATCCTTCGGGCTCATCTGCTATCATCTTCCCCCTTTGTTTTTCTATCTCTCTGAACGTGCTGGAGAAATCATGTCTCGACTCATCTATCTGCTGCGCCACGGCCAGACCCGCTTCAATGCCGAGCAGCGTCTGCAGGGGCGTTGCAACTCCGATCTGACCGACAAGGGCGAGGCGCAAGCCATCGCCATGGGGCGGCGCCTTGCCGACGAGTTGGCGGATCCCGCCCGCTGGACCGTCTATGCCAGCCCGCTCGGTCGCGCCCGTCAGACTGCGCTGCTGGTGTGCGAGCAACTGGGGCTGGCGGCAGATCGCATCGTCTGGGACGATCGCTTGATGGAGTTAGGGATGGGGGAGTGGGAGAGCTGCCAGATCCCGGCGCTACGGCTTGCTAACCCTGAACTCGATACCGGCAAGGGGGACTGGTATCTGCAGGCTCCGGGGGCGGAGAGTTTCGAGAGTATTCAGCGCCGGGCACACCAGTGGTTGCAGGATCCGGCGATAGCCGAACGGGCAATCGTCGTCTCTCACGGTCTGCTCGGGGCCATGCTGCGCGGCGTCTATGCCGATCTCGACTATGAGGCGACCTGGTCACAGGAGTTGCCGCAAGATGCCTTCTATAAGCTGCAGGATGGCCACATCACCCGCATTGCCTGCTCGTTGCCGTGAGGTGGCACCATGGCATGGACCATGATTGCCACCTTCGTGTAACCCATCACCAAGAATGAAAAACCGGGAGCTGGTGGAAACAAGTGGGAGATGGCGGGACAAACTCAGGAATGGCGGGGCTTGTGGCGTGATGCGGTTAAACCAAGCCGTTTAACCGCAAAATGAAAAGTTGGTACGCTCAGGCGATTGGGATGCGCTGAAAATGAAAAACAGGCTGGCGCCTGTTTTTTCTTTTGTGTGACCGCTAGTAGTGGTTTAAATCTGGGTTTAAGGGCTGTACAAGCGAGACTCTCTCACTTGTGAACATGTCTCGTTAAAAGAAGTCGTGCCCAGCCCAGACTACCTTGCCGATCACGGCCAGGTTCTCCAGCTGGTTGGCTGGAACGACCTGCAGGGGGTAATCATCGCGGTTGTCGCTGATGATGGTGATACCGCCATCGAAGTTTTTCTGCAGGCGCTTGGCGTAGAGCTCTTCCCCCAGGCGCAACACGAAGATGGATCCGTCTTCGATCTGATTCTTGCTGATATCGACCAGGATGGAGTCACCAGAGTGGATGGTGGGCTCCATGCTGTCGCCTTTGGCGAAGACCACCACCAGGTTATCCGGGTTTAACTTGCGAAACGTGAGCCACTTGCGGCGAAAGGCCAGCTTGCGTTTAACCTCATGATCATCATTAAACGCACCATGGCCGGTACTGACGGTGACATGGTAGCCATCGATCAGCGCGTACTCTTCATCAAACTCCTCACGTTGCACCATCTGCTCGGCCGCTCCATCGGGGTGTTTCGGGCCCTGACCGGTGGCCAGCCACTCCAGATTCACATTGAACGTCCGCGCGATGCGCAGCGCCTTGTCGATGGTGGGCAGTGAATTAAACGGAGGGAAGTATTTGCGCATCCCCGACTCACTCATCCCCACCAGTTCGGCAAATGCCTTGTAGCTCAGGCTCCCGCGCAGCTCATCCAGACGGTCACTCAAAGTATCCATTCCCGCCGTCAGAAAAGATACCTCACCGTCTTTTTGTACTGCTTGTGGTTTTTCTTCATAACGCTCTGACATACAAGGAATTCTCGGCTAGTGGCTGATGCTGGTGAGTCGATAGACAAAAAATTCCGCACAAAAAGACTTGTCAATCTTTTTGGGGTGATCAATCATTCATATGTGACGCGATGCGACATAAAATCATTCTTTTATGAATGACAAAGATACGCACTGCGACACTTGATGATACCGAAACGGGGTGAGTATGTCAGGGAAAACACCAGAGTGGATCAGGGCTGAGCTCATAAAATGCGGATATTCCCAAGCTGCTTGGGCCCGCGCTAAAGGGTTGCACCCCCGAGCCGTACAGCGTTGCATCAAACACTATGCTCCGGCCAGAGGGATTAGCCCGAAGCGTCGGGAAAGCCGCGCCATCATGGCCCTGCTGTCCGAATCGCTGGGGATCGATCTGCTGGGAGGTGACCAATGAGCAGCTGGTACACCGCCCAGGCGCTGGCCGGATTGGTCGGCATGCCCGCTTACCCCGATGGTGTGCGCAAAAAGGCCGAGCGTGAAGAGTGGCAAAGCCGCAAGCGTGAGAAAGGCAAAGGGGCCGAATACCACATTGGCTCACTGCCGATTGAAACCCGCCGTTATCTGGCAGAACAAGCTGTGGCCGCACAAGGCCATGCGGTGACCGACCATGCGGCGGGTGGCAAGGCCATGGCCAAGTTGCTGGCACGCGAGGTGCCGGTCAAACCGGAGGCAGGCCACAAATTGCTGACTTTGGGGGAGGGGGCTCGCCAGAAGGTCGATGCCAGACTGCTGATCCTGCAGGCCGCCGATATCTTCCTGGCCCCCTATCACGCCTGCCAGCAAGGGGAAGTGGGTCGCCGTGCCTTTATCGAGGCATACCGTGCCCGCACTCTCGCCCTGCCTGTCAGCGTTTATGAAAGGCAAAAGCCATTCAGTCTGATCACCTTGCGCCGCTGGCAAAGTGCGCTGGCGGATGAAGGCCCCGCAGCCCTGGCTGGCAACTATCAGCGGGAACGGCCATCAACCGTCGAACAGAGCCCGGATCTGGCCCAGTTTCTCACCGCACTGGTCACCACCAAGCCCCATCTGGCCAACAAGTGGGGGGCGCTGCACGAACTGGCCAGCCAATACAGCGACATGAATCAGCTGGGATGGCAGATCCCCAGCCAATCCTCCTTGCGACGCTGGATGGTGAAATGGTTGGCAGAGAACAAGGTGGCCTTTACCTACACCACCAACCCGGATGCTTATAACAACAAATACCGCAGCGCGATAGAGGAGATGTACCCCTGGATGGCCCAGCCCAACGACGTCTGGGAGTTCGATAGCACTCCGGTCGATGCGATGCTGGTGGATGGTCGTCACAGCATCATCGCGGTGATTGACGTGTATACCCGTCGCGTTCGTTTGCTGGTGGCCAAGAGCTCATCGAGCGAAGGGATCTGCTTGCTGTTGCGCAAGACCCTGCTGGCCTGGGGCACGCTCAACGATAACGGCGTGATGCGCACCGATAACGGCTCTGACTACGTGAGCCAGCGGGTCATGTCCATCTGCACCCTGCTTGGCATGAACGTCAGCCGCTCCAACGCCTACTCGGGGTGGGAGAAACCCCATATCGAGCGGTTTTTCCGCTTCTTGAGCCACGGCCTGATCGAGCTGTTGCCCTCCTATATCGGCCACTGCGTGGCAGACCGTCAGGTGATCGAGGCGCGCAAGAGCTTTGCCCAGCGGCTGGAGGAGAAGCGCAAACCGGATGCGCAAAAAGAGATTTACGAGCTGGCCATGACGGCCGCAGAGCTGCAAACCCTGCTCGATAACTGGCTCGATGCCCGTTACCACAACCGCAAGCACAGTGCCCTCGGGGTCAGCCCCAATGAAAAGTACCAGCTGGCCCGTTATCAGCGCCGCGCCATTCCCGATGAAGCTGCGCTGGATCTGCTGCTCAACCATATCGGCGAGGCGACCGTCTCCAAAGGCTTTATCAAGGCCGGTGGCCTCAAATACAGCGCTCCCGAACTGTTGGAGCACAACTGGAAGAGCCAGCGGGTCAGCGTCTTCCTCGATCCGTGCGATGTGGGCCGCGCCATCTTGTACCGCACCGGCGATTGGAACGAGCGGATCGAGGCCATCAACATCGACCTGCTGGGCAATGGCATCAGTCCTGATGCCTTTCGGGCGGCCAAAAAAGCCGATGCCAAGGCGTTGGCCAGCTTTCGCCGCGAGATGCGTAACCTTGCCAAAACCTTTGGCATCGACCAGCTCCATCAGGATGTGGTGCGCCACTTCGTCGACCAAGCCAAGGGTATTGAAGCGTTCAGTCGGCGCGAGCTCACCCTCGATAACCCGGCATTGGCCGCGCTCACCGGGGTCTCAAGGTCCGCTGAACCCGCCCGTTTCAATGCGGCAGAACTGGCCGCCATAGAAGCCAGACGAGAAGCGAAGGCGCAGCGGGCGCAAGCCAGCGCAGGGCAGGAATCGAGAGCACTCAAGACCGAGTACGAGCAAGCCATCTATTTGGCAGAGCGGGAGCTGGATACCCCGCTGACAGAGCGGGAGAAGGAGTGGCTGACCCGATACCTCTACAGCCACAAGCTGATGGCAAAACGCATTAACCGCCATCTGGATGAAGTTCGGGCTACCCGCCGCACCCAGGCAAAAGGTTAGCGAGTAGCCCGAAAAGGCCCAAAAACAAAGGACAAACCCACTATGAAACACAAGATCGTTGAAGTCAAAAACATGATCAAGACCGAGCAGCTGCTCGACAACTTGCTCAACCGCTCCAGCATCGTGCCGGGCATTGGCCTGATCCATGGCCCCTCCGGTTTTGGCAAGACCACCGCTGTGGAATGGCTGTTCAACCAGGATGAAGTGAACGGCATCTATGTCCGCTGCTACAAGGCCGACACGGTGACCAGCCTGCTGGAGCAGATAGCCAAAGAGATCGGCATTCCCCAGCGCCACAACCTGCGTGCTCAGGTCGATAGCATCATCGAATCCGTCCGTGCCGAAGAGCTTGCCATCTTCGTGGATGAGGCCGATTACGTGGTCGGCAATGCCCGCATCATGGAGACCCTGCGCGATATCTACGATGCCACCGAACAACCCCTGATCCTGGTCGGGATGGAAGAGATTGCCCGCCGCATCAGCCAGCGCAAGCAACTGTTTAACCGCATCTCCCAGTGGATCGAATTCAAACCGGCCGATCTCGATGACGTGTCCCTGATTGCCAGTGAAATGCTGGAGGTGGACGTGGAGATCGACGATGCACTGCTGGATCTGATCCGCAAGCGTTCCAACGGCGTGGTGCGCACCATCGTCTCGGCCCTCGACAAGATTGAAAAAATGGCGATGGCCTCTGATGCCCGGATTATCCGGCTGGAGGACGTTGATGCCAGCGAGCTGCTCCATGACGTGCGTCGCAGCCGCTAGCCGTCAGGCTACAGCCAATAAAAACAAAGCACGGGAGGGATTCCAGTGGTTGGAAAAATCAGAAATAGCAACGCAGAAGAAGCATGGCACTGGATGTGTCAGCAGGACTCTTTCGACTTGCTTGAACTGATAGAGGGGAGCCAGCTCAAGTTGGGAAATGTCTATCTGATTGTGCGCCGTTGGCTGGCAAGTAGCCATTTGCGCTGCGTATATCAAAAGCCGTTTGGTCGGCGGATATCGTTTCGCGGGAGCCGCTATCAGGTGATTGACCCATCTAACGTGCCGCAGTTTGGCTCAGGTAATCGCCAGACAAAGCATCGGAAAAAGCGCCGTATTCATCGAAAGACGGTGCAGCAAAAAATGTGGAACACCATGAAGATCAGCCGTTTTTTCACTCTGAGTGACCTCGCGATTACCTCTGGGGTCGATGACAGTGGCGCCAGCACTTACACCACCTTTTTGATCAGGGCTGGATATGTCCGGCTGGTGGACAAGATAGAGCGCTTCAAGGTGAAAGGGGATCAGAACCGCTACCAGTTGATCCGTGATACCGGACGTTTTGCCCCCATGGTGCGAGCAAAACAGGGGGGATGTTGGGATCAGAACGAGCAGCATTTTTATCAGTTTGATGTGAAGGAGGCACCTCATGGAAACGTGGCTTGAGGTGTTGCAGGCCGAAGTGGCGGCCAGCTCGCTGGCCCAGGTGGCCGAGAAGCTCGGGCTCTCTCGCACCACCATCAGCCAGGTCTGCAACGAAAAGTATCCCGGCGATATGGCAAGGGTACAGACCCTGGTGGAAGGGGCCCTGATGGGCAACAAAGTGAGGTGCCCCATCCTGGGGGATATCCCGGCGCATCAGTGTCTCGCTCACCAACGCCGAGGCCCCAGCGAAGTGGGCAGCAGTCCGATGGATATCAAGCTCTGGAAGGCATGCCGCAGCGGTTGCCCTCATAGCCAGCTGACCGAGGCGCAGCAGCTTCGCCGCCCGATGCGGTTATCGGTAGAGCAGGGCAAAGGGTCGCAGAAAACGGCTCGTTATGACGCCGAGGCCACCCTCTCCAGATTGCGCCGACAGGCCAAAAGCGATGGCGACAATGCCAGCAGCAGCCTGCGCATTCTAAGTGAATTGCTGGCCGAAGAGCTGAAAATCATGGCCATCAAATACAACCGGCTGCTCGACAAGCAAGAAGGCAAATAAGGGTTGGTGGGGCTCTTTCGCGGTGGGCCCGGTGGCGAGATCACAAGGAGAACGGGATGAAAAAGCATCTTCACAACAATTTGCAAAAGACCGCCGAGCAACTCAGCCACTGGCTGACGGCCAAGGGATATGACGTTCGCACCAGTCGGGTTTGTCATACCCCGCTGCTGGCGGTCACCGGGCCACTGCCCAAAGAGATGCAGGCGCGCGCCGTGTTGAGCCGTGAATGTCTGGCGGGCGTGGTGCGTGAAGTCGCCCTGGTGCGCTTTGGCGGCTGCCTGCTGCACTGGCGCCAAGAATCCTGAAACCGGCAAGGGGGATGAGATGAGCAAGATCCAGCTTGAGATAGAAGACGAGGCGCTGGCGCGGGTGGTACTGCGCCAGTTACCCAAGTTTCTCGAATTCTGCAGCGCGACCCACCAGGAGGAGCTGGCGAGCGCGACAGCAGAGCAGTACAGCGCCGTGATGTGCCCTCCGGTGCCCGGCAGCAACAAGATCCATTAAGGAGAAGCCCATGCAAGAAACACAAACCAGCAGTACCACCCCGATGCGCCAGAACGCCCAGGGGCACTGGGTACCGGAAAACCTGATCGCCCCGGCAGACAAGCTGCGCGATGAAGTGGTGCTGGCCATTATTGCCGCAGCTCGCGAGCAGCGTTCGCAGCTGGCCGCCTTCAAGATTGGCGCCATGCAGCAGATCGCCGACTTTGTGGATCTCTCCGCCGAGCAGTACGGCGTGGCGTGGGGCGGCACCAAGGGCAACGTGACCCTGCTTAGTTTTGATGGCCGTTACAAGCTCATTCGGGCGGTGGGGGAACACCGCAAATTTGATGAACGGATCCAGGCTGCCAAAGCGCTAATTGACCAGTGCATCGAACGTTGGAGCGATGGCGCCAGCAGCGAGATCCGCGCCCTGGTAGACCATGCCTTTCGGGTATCCAAGAGCGGTCATATCGACGTGAATCAGGTGCTCTCCCTGCGCCAGCTCAATATCGATGACCCGGATTGGCTGCTGGCCATGCAAGCCGCTGTCGAT